TGCTGCCCAGGACAATCAGAACGTCTTCGTGCGCGAGTACGCGCTGTGGGACGCCAAACCTCGCAAGCTGTTCGCCGTGGACACCTTCGACGTTTTCGTCGGGAACGAGCGCATCCAGTCGCGCATGGTGGACAACGATCAGCAGCGCAACGAGCTAGAACAAGCCATCGAGCATGACGCTGACTATGCCGACTGTCAGATCACTGCGGTCCCGATGGACTTCAAGGCTGATTTCATCAGCGACCTGGACAGCGCACTGCAAGACCTGGCCGGCATCGCGACGGTTTCCATTTCACCATTCATCCAGCGCCGCGAGGACGTGTACGAGGCCATCGACGCGACGCGCGATCATCCCATGGAGACCGAGTCCTGGAATCCGCGCACCCCGGCGAAGATCCTCTGGCACAAGCTCACGCGGCAGTACAAGGTGCGCGACAACAACGGGTTCACCAGCGAATTCGAGGGACCCATCGTCAACCCCGGCAAGCTGCGACACGTCCACATCGACACCTCGTTGAACCACGACTGTACTGGGTTCTGCATCAGCCACATCGATGGGTACACCAAGGTGCAGCGGAGGGACAGCGAGGGCAACGCACACCTGGAGGACGCGCCGGTCATTTACGTGGACTTCATGCTCCGCATCATCCCGCCGCCTGGTGAAGACATCATCATGGCTGACATTCGGACGCTGCTCTACAGCTTCATGGATCATGGCTATCAATTCGCCCTGGTCACGACGGACGGCTACCAGTCCGTTGAAATGCGGCAGTACATCGAAATGCAGCGTGGGATTGAGACGTCCCTTCAATCTGTGGACAAGACGGAAGACCCGTACATTGTCCTTCGCTCCGCCATCTACGAGCGCAGGATCAGCTACTATCACTACGAGCCCTACTTGCACGAGGTACAGCGACTGATCCACGACAAGGTGAAGGGCAAGATTGACCACCCCGAGGCAGGCAGCAAGGACGTGAGTGATGCCCTTGCGGGCAGCGTGTTCACGTTGGTGGATCGCGGTTCCACGTTGCCCGTTCCGATGCGCCTTGGGATCAGCGAGTACAACCAAGAAGAGAGTCCGGATGCGTGGTTGAAGCGAGATCTCGGTATTGGTGAAGACAAGCGCAAGCACGAGATCGACGGCGCAAGCGACCTACTGTTCCCCATCGTCGGATAGCCGTTTACGCCGTGAACGGCTCCGGTTACAATGGCTGCATCCAGGAGATAGACATGAGCATTCACCACCTGATGGAAGACATGCGGGCCAAGGCGGGCATCCTCGACGAGGCTTCTGGCTACGTGGATCGGCCGATGGTCTCAGAGCTACTCACTCTGATTGACTACGACCCGCAGTTGAAGCGTTCCAAGCGCAACGACTCCCACAGGAACCTCGTGGTGAAGATCGCTCAGGGCAAGTACGACAGGAAGCGGGCGATTGACCTGTTCATGCACCTCGCTGACAGGGCGGCAAGGGTCTACAACGCACGGGGATCCGGCAAGGACACCATGGGCGGATTCAAGGGCAGCGTTGGCAGTATCTCCAAGGCTACCAGAATGGCCGTCGCAGAGGAGCTTCGTGACGAATTCGAGAAGATGTGGAAGAAGAACCGCAAGCAGTTTGCGGAATTCGTTCCGAAGAAGTACAAGGGCAAGCGGATGGGGCTTCGCATCCGAAGCTGACTGAGCCCACCACCGATTGAAAGGATTGATCTGATGAAACCCGATTCCGTAACCAGTTGTGGGGAAGCAACCGTGCGGCACACGTCCGCGCAGAGGAGAGGACCGATGAAGAAGATCGTGATCATGGCTGTGGCCGCTCTGTTTCTCGCGAGCGCATGTGGTGACAAAGTCCAAACCGCGAAGACGGTGCTCGCTTTCGTGAACCTCGGTGTGGAAACAACGAAGGGTGCAATCCAAACCGCGGCCGACGCGAAGCGGGTCGAGTGCCTGAAGCAGGGAACCGAGGGAAGCGAGGCGTTCACCAAGTGCTTCGCTGACATGGCCAAGGTCCTGGCTGCCATGGAGAAGATCTACCCGCGACTCGACACAGCCATGGAGACCGCCGCGAAGTACATCAAGGCCTACGAGTCTGGTGAATCGGCCGACTATGCAGCCGCGGTCAAAACGACCGTCTGCCTGCTCGCTGAGATCGCACAGGTCATCCCCGGCGAGACCTGGGCGAAGCTGAAGAAGAAGATCGAGATGTACCTCGCGCTCGCGTCCGCCTACGCCTGCGAGCAGAAGACCTCCACCATCAGCGTGCCGACGGGGCATCAACTCTACGTGCTCAAGCAAGGCCTGAAGCTGATGAAGGAGATCCGGGGGGCGCAAGGATGACTGCTATCCTCGAGCCAGTCACCGATGACGGGATGCACCAACTCGTCGTCCGAATCAGGGTAGGCCAGCAGTGGACGTGGGCGCGGCAGGACGTGGCACACAACGCCGTCGGGATGCCCAGGCGAGTCGAGATTATGGAGATCGACTTGCCCGGGTACGCCGTGCTGGTGAACAGGGAGCGCAGGATCCTTCATCCGAACGTGTTCGTGGACGGAACCTATGCGCTCGCGCATCACTCCGATCACGGCCTCCGCACACCCTATCAACTCGTCTACCGCACGATGCCGGCGTTCAGTGCCCAACAGCCTTGGGCGTGGCTGATCGCGAACGGCATCATGAAGGTGTTCAACTCGCCCGAGGCTCCACCAACGCAGGCCATTGGGCAGCGCGTTTGGCTTCATGCCGGCGAGGTCAACCAGGAAGCATTCACGCGGGTGGCAGACATGGGCATCGAAGGCTACCCGAAGCTCGTGTCTCAGTTTCCAACCGATTCGGTCATCGGGTCGGTGGTGATCACTCGGCATGTGGACTACTGGAGAAGCCAGTGGTTCGTCGGCCCAATCGGCTGGCTCCTGGAGAAGCCGGTGGCACTCCCGCATCCGATCATGTGCAAGAAACCCGAGATTGAGGGTCAATTCTGGACCCCCACCATGAATCGATAGCCCATGCTAAGAGATCCGTTTGACAGTCTGTTCCACAACCCAGCAGAATTCTCTCCTGACCCGGACAAGAGCATCCGGGACATAGAGGGGAGAAGGAAGCGACGCAAGCGATGCCCTGAGTGCGGGGAGTTGGACGTGGTGGAGGGAGAGGACATGCACGGAAGGTATCGCAGGTGTCGCTCATGCAAGCGTGCGTGGGCACTTGACTAGACTCACTCCCGGTCGTGCTCTATCATTCTGGGCATCGCCCAGCGTTTCGGGATACGATAGAGCAGTGCGAAATCTAGCAAGCCTATGGTGCAAATTTTTCGGCCACAAGTGGCACATGCCACGGGGAGGCCGATTCAGGTTCTGCACTATCTGTCGCAAGGTACAGGTCAGAGAGAGCACAGCGGAACCGTGGACCGACCCGCCTAACCGCGTGACGAGGTAAAGATGGGACTTTCCGCCAACGTTGCCAACTTCATTCGACGGGCATTTTCCAGGTCAAAGCAAGAGGTCGTTGACGCGGCTGGTGGCGCTGACGTAGGCGACATGCCCATCGATGCGTTCGGGAATATGTCCGCCTACGGCATGGCCACTGGTGGAATCGCAGACTACCTCACCCTGAACAACGCGCTGATGGCCAGGTTCGTTGACTACGAGCGGATGGACGAGTACCCCGATACCTCGGCGGCACTGAACATCTACTCCGACGATGCAACCGTGACCGACATCACCACCGGTCATGTCATGTGGGCGCAGTGTGAGGACCAGCAGGTCAAGAAGACCCTCGACGACATGCTGTGGAAGCGGCTCGACGTGGATTCCCAGGCATGGGAGTCCATCCGCGTCATCTGCAAGTACGGCAACGACTTTGAAGAGATCTTGGTGAAGGACAAGGTCGGTGTTATTGGACTCAACTTTCTGCCGACTCCAACCATGCGTCGAGTCGAGGATGACAACGGCCTGACGAAGGGGTACGTGCAGAGCTTCAAGGGGGTCTTCAACGTCCCGACGAAGGCCTATGGTGAAATGCGATTCGATCAAGGCGTCGCGAAGTCAAGGGACAGCGGCATTGTCTTGTTCGAGCCCTGGCGTGTGGCCCACATGCGCCTGCGTGACATTCGCCGCAAGGCGATGTACGGGGTCGGTATCCTTGAGCCTGCAAGGTGGGTGTTCAAGCGACTGATCCTGCTGGAAGATGCCGCGCTGATCAGCCGGCTGTCGCGAGCACCATCGCGATTCGCGTTCTACGTGGACGTGGGCAAGCTACCGACGGACCGGGCAGAGAAGTACCTGGATCAGCTTCGGCAGAGGATGAAGAAACGGAAGTTTATCAATCCTCGCACAGGGAAGATGGACCTTCGGTATTCACCACTCTCGACTGACGAGGACTTCTTCCTACCAGTGCGCGACAGTCGCGAGGTCATCCGCGCCGACGTCCTGAACACTCCGCAGTGGACCGGCGTCGAGGACATTGAGTACTTCCGGAACAAGCTCCACGCAGCCCTCATGGTGCCCCGGGCATACCTCGGCTACGACGAGAACATGCCGAGCCGCGCGACCCTGTCACAGGAAGACGTGCGTTTCGCCAGGACCGTCATGCGGATCCAGCGTGCCTACCGCGAAGGCATCACGAAGGTCGCCCGAGTACATCTAGCAGCGCAAGGCATCGATCCGGCCTACGTGGACTTCAAGCTCGCGATGACCGTGCCGTCGTCGATCTTCGAGCTTGCACAACTCGAGGTTCAGAACACCAGGGCACAGCTTGCACAGATGGTCGGTGAGATCTTCAGCAAGCACTTCATCATGTCCAACATCTTCAACCTCACCGACGCGCAGATCGAGCGGATCAACCAGCAGAAGATCGAGGAGCGAAAAGCCGCCGCCGCAGCACAGCCCGGTGGTGGC